CCATGTTTGTTTTCTATTATGTTTGGAGAGGGGTATGTTACCCAGTCTCATATTAGTCAGTAATTTCCCATGCTATAATCAAAACATCCATAATGTAAAAAATTCTTTACGATATCTTCTTCAGAAAATCTGTAAACAAGCTTTCCTGTAAAGAAGTTAGTTTGGCGGCAGTAAGCCTTTCCATTTCAGCTTTGGCTTCTTCAGCCGCGCGGGAAACAATTTCGTTTCCTTCAAAAAAGTATTCAACACCTTCCATGATACCGTCAACAAAGGCGGAAGGAGCACTGGGGTCTTGAACGATATCCACTGTTGCAAGAATAAAGTCTTTATTAACAGTTGTTACACCAGCTTTATTTGATACCGATCCCATGCCTCGTGAACTAACACCAAGTTGGCATCCACCTTCAAGAAGACCTTTCGTAATGCTTCCCATTGGAGTATCAAGAATAAGTGCTTTACCCATAACATCAGATCCGTTCCAATTAAGTTCAGTAATGCGGTGGGATACTTTATCAAGATTAATTGTAGGTCCTTCGGGATGGTTGAGTTCCCCAACAGCGCGACCCGTTTTCACGTAATCTTTATCATAGCGCATAACAGCAGCTTCTAGTGTTGCCTTTGGATAAACCCTTTTATTACGGTTTACTTTATCAGCCTGCATAAAGATACCTTCAATAAAGGTTTCTTTTTTACCATTTGTTTCTTCGGTGATATATTGTAGATCTTCTAAATGTTCGGTAATAAGTTTCATAGTGGTGTTTAGTAATTAACTTCTTCTTTAACGATTAACGCAACAGCTCTGGAAAAAGATCTTTAATATCTTCATCTTCCATTCCGTAATCATCTGTTTGTAAGAATGCAATGATGTCTTTCTTTTCACCAGTGATGTCAGCTGTTGATCTACTAGTTGGTTTAATCTTAAGTTTAAACTTGCGCTGAGAAACGTTTGTAAAATAACTGTCACCAATATAATCTACATCAACTGTTGTTTTACCGCTGCCAGCACGAAGCCTTTCAGTCAGTATATTTGCAAGATCCAAAGAAATGGTAACTTCAGCAGATTCTTCAATCGTTTCTTCAACTCCTTCAACTTCTTCAACTTCTTCAGCAGATTCAATTACTTCGGCTTCTTCTTCTTTACGATTAAATATCGCTTCAGCAGCTTGAGCTAAACTGTCATAGGATTTATGGAAATCACTCATTTGTTTTTTTGATTTGGTTTTAAATTTTAATTGTTAAGAAGAAGCGTCAGCATCATCTTTCTTTTCAGAATCAGCGGCAGCATCTTTCTTTGCCTTTTCCTTTTCTTCCTCAGCTTCCTTTTCCTGCTTTTCCTTTTCAGCAGCAGCGGCGGCAGCTTCCTTTTCCTTCTTTGCCTTTTCAGCGGCAGCTTCCTTTTCCTTCTTTGCCTTTTCAGCGGCAGCTTCCTTTTCCTTCTTTGCCTTTTCAGCATCGTCTGAAGAATCGCCGCCATCTGCTTTCTTAGCCTTTGCAATGGCCTTTTTATATACAATTTCTGGGTCTTCAATTCCAGCGTCTTGATAACCTCTTGGGACAGGTTTACCTGCTCGCTTGGCCGATTTTTGAGCTTTACGAAGAGCCTTCTGAGCTTTCATCGTAGCCTTAGCCTTCATTAGTTTTGCACGATCAGCAATCTTTTTCTCACCCTTCTCTGCCTTTTTCGCAGCACGATCAGCGCGACCTGAAACGGTAACACGAGATGCAATTCCTTTACCAATCTTTTTAAGCAAGCTGTCCTTTTCGCTCAATGTATTAAACCTATCCTCAAGAATCTTTTCGATTTCTTCATCAGACATCTCAGAGATATTAATGGTTTCATCTTCGAGAATACCGTCAATCGCGTATTCGTAAAGAGCATCTTCAGCTGCTTCTTCGGAAAGCTCAGTGCTTTCGTTAACACTGGTTTCTTCTTTGTTATTATAAACCTTATCAGCAACTTCCACCGTTTTGGTATCAACAGCGCTTTTAACTTTATTTTGCATTAAGTCGTTAAAGGTTGAAGCAGCTTCATCTTTATCGCCCAACGCAAGTGACGTGATTAATTTTTTAATATCGGTCATGTTGTTATTTATATTGTTTTAAGTCTTAAGTATTTAAAGTGTTACATATTTTCTATTTAAAACAGATCGTCTTCCTCTTCTTCAGGTTCATCAGAGATCTCTGCTTCCATTCTTTCAACGTCTTCTTCAGACATATTAAGAACGTTACTTCTTACCCACTTATTTGAGTAATATTTTCCAATATGAGGTTGAATTTGATCAAGCATGTTAAGGCGCTCGCCAAGGATCTCAAAGTCCTTGAGTTCGGAAAAGAAGTTATCCTCAATATAGTCAACAGAGATTGACTCACGAATGTCAGGCCATTCAGATTCGGTACAAATATTTTTCAGCAGGCATTGAACCTTAAGCATTTCGATAAACAGTGCAGAGAACTTCTTCCTTAAACGGTTAATAAACTTTTGGAATTTAACTTCCTCTCTGCTAATCTCACTTGCTCGGCCAACACTAAACTGAGCGCCTTCAACATCAAGACGACCAACAGGAACGTTCAGTGAGCGATAAAGTTTCTTTTGAAAGAATACAACGTCATCAATCTGACTAAGGTTTTCACCACCAGGAAGGGTAGTAATTTCTGTTCCTCGTCCACCTTCTCGCCGTGGCAACCAAAAGTCTTCCAGCATACTCATGGCTTTGCGGTCATCTTTAACTTCACCGCTTGTTGCATCGTAAACAAGTTTATTTCGATACTTACTCATGATACCTTGAACATATTGTTCTGCCTTACCTTTTGGAAGGTTACCAATATCAATGTAAAAGATTCGTCGTTCAGGGGCTCGTGAGATACGGTAAATAACCAACGCATCTTCCATGATACGAAGTTGGTTTACAAGTTTAACACTTTTGTGAAGGTAAGAAACCGCGTACTTACCAGCATCATCTAGGTTACCACTTGGAACATAAACAATACTTGTTGGATCAATTTTAATTGCGTTCGTATTTGATCCTAAATTGTCGCTGTAAAGAAAGTATTCTCTTGCAACGTAATGAGTTTTAACCTGACTGTCAGGATCGGTTTTACTTTTAATCTCTTTAATCTTTTTAATCTTAAGAGGATCAATCATTCTTACTTCCTGAATACCCTTTTTGATATTCTCAGGATCAATAAGAAGGTGATAATAAAGTTTACCGTCAATGTACCACCGGCGGAAAATATCGTGGCCGTTGAAGTTAAACGAAAGGAGTTTACAAACGTTTTGAAATTCTTCTCGAATCAAGTCTTTAACGTTATCAGGAACATCAAGAGCATCGGTATCAAGATTGATCGGAGTACCTGAGTTATCAGCGACAATTGCTCCGTTAATGATATCCGAAATAGCGTTATCACATTCGGGTTGGGATGCTGCTTGGCGATATTTAAGAATAGCGTCGCGTTCGTTACCAACGCTTACATCGTCAAGGTCAAGTGTTTGTCCGTAGTAACCACTTGTACTATTCCCTGAAATGACCTGACTTCCGTCCGTTTCAATAGGAGGAGCAAAAGACGATATCTTTTTTTCTTCTTCGCTATCGTCGATATCTTTTATTCTGCGTGAAATGTCAAGTCCGAATATTTTCATACAATTTATATATACATTAAATTATCTCGGGAGGAATACACCCCCCGAGATAACTGTTTTTAATTTTTACACTGAATAATTTAATTAAGAAGTAACTCCTTCAGCTGTCCAGTATTGATACTGGAAGTCAACTGTAAACTCCTCAATCGCGTCATTCGAGTCAGCAGCAAGTGCAATAGCGCTTACGTTTGTTGGAAACGCGTCAACGAAGGTGTATGTTTTAATACCATTTTCGTCACCGTCTCGGTCAAGTTGAACCATTTCCATGTTTCGCATGTAGCCCAAGTGTTGCCCGAAAATAGCGTCATCACTAACGTTAGCTTCGTGGTTATTAATACGATTTACCCAACCTTCAAACGCATCGCGAAGGTTAAAGTCAACGTCGTTAATAACAGTAATCTGCCAAGCTTCAGCAAAAGTCATATCACCAGCGATTTTAAGATTTCTTCCTCTAAAGGGAATTTCAATCTGTCCAATAGCACTAGTAGGGATACCGCTTGTTGCTTTAATCAAAAATCGAGATTGCTCTCTAAGAGCCTGATTGTTGTCAGGGAATGTAACCCTGCACTCAAACAGGTTGGGTCGAGCGCCACCTTGAAAGTTTGATTTGAATTTTGAAATACCTGTGTTGGTAGTAGCCATAATTTTTTTATCCTAACTATTTGTTATTATTTATATCCTTATTGCTTATCTTCCGATTAATTCCTCGAATGATACACCAGTTCTAGTAGCAACGAAATTCAACGTTACAAAGTTAATCGAACGTGTAGGCTTGATAAAGATATCTGCCACAAAACGATTTGCGTCAACTACCGCACTGCCATTATTGGTTTCGTCGCAAACAACGCGAAAGTCAGTAATACCTCTCCGGCCTTGAACATCCCGAAGGAATGGCTCAATAGCGTTACGGAAAGTAGAGCGGGTAAACGTGTCGTTAAGTTCAAACAGTTGAAACTTACTTGCAGTAGCAATCGCTTTCTCGATAGTAATAAAGAGACGGCGAACGTTAATGCGATCAAACGCACTTGGCTTGGTTAAAGCAGTCTTGTCACCAAAGAGAACCGTGCCTTGCCCAGGTAGGGTAACAACAGGGTTGATTCGCTTTTGGTAAAGCTCATCACGATCCGCTTTCTTAGGGTTATACGCAAGACGTGTAACACCTCGAAGTTGACCACGATTAAAACCAGCAGGAGAGAACCAAGGATCATTAGTATCATCAGTAGCAGCACAAAGACCGGCAATGTGGCCGTGAAGCTGAATGAATGCGAATGCATCGCGATACTTATTATAAACATAAGCTGGACCACTGTCAAACACAATATAGCTGCTAGAACTAATAGCATCAAAGTGAGTCGTGATTGCGGCCTTCTTAGTGGAGTCGGATGTTAAATCCTTAACTGCAAGAGGAGCAGAGATAAATCCAACAAGATCTTTACGGCTATCAGCAATAGTTTTAATCTTGGTATCAGTTTCATCACCGCCATCTTCAAAAGCAAAGAGCAGGTTAACCTCTACGGTTTCCGAATCTTCAAGCAATTCAAGCGCGGTTACAACAGTAGAATTCGTGTAAGTGGATGCATCAGCACCACCTGCAAGATCTACGTATATATCGAGGTTCGCATCGCCGCCTGCAGTCGAGTCGGCATCAAGCCAAGTAAGGTCTGTGTCTGACGCAGTAGATTCTGCAGTAAGCTCTTTGTCTGTGCTTGTATCCTTAACACCAAAGATAAGTGAGGAATTAGTATTAATAAAATCTGCCCAGTAGTTCGATTCGCCAAATTGGTTTTTAGCATTACGTGCAATGGAAAGACCTTCGTGAACTTCAAGGATCTCTCCTTTAACGCCACTAAATTCAGCTCCATTGTCAACAACCACAATCGCAAGTTCATCCTTAACGCCAGTCTCGGGTGAATTTGTACCATTTTCCTCACCTGTGAGCGCCTCAGCCCAAGCTGTTGTCCCAGGTTTAAACTGCAGTGCTCCTTGAACGCTTGCGGGTTGAGAGCCATAGTTAGCTTCAGTAACAACGTGAACCCTGAGTGAGTTACCAAGAACACCAGCATAGCGAGCAACAACGTGTGCGCCAAGCGTATTAAGAGCGGCTTGATTACTTTCGAGTTCTGTTACAGTACTAATAGTAAATCCGGCCGATTCAGGAGAATCATTTCCGTGGCTAGAATACGAGTTAAGTGCTGTAGCTGCGTTTGCCCGGACGACTTTCAAGTTGTTGCTGTATTTCAAGAATGCAGCAGCTTCTAAAAAGCTCCGTTCGAGTGTGGCGTCTTCTGTTGAGGGGGCTCCAAAAATTCTTGCGAGTTCCTTCTCCGAACTGACGGTTACGACTTCTCCAATCGGTCCCCATCTGAAGTGACCAGCGTATCCACCAATAGAGGTAGACTGTGCCGGAATGATGTCTGTAAGGTCGATTTCTTTGACCTCGACACCTGGTGATACTAAAAATCCCATGTGTTATCCTTTCAGTGTAATTAATTTATAAGTGTTAAGAATCATTATAAGGTTATTTCAATAATACTATTTATTATTTTTAAGTTTTAGAGAGACCTCCAACGTTCCATCTCTTGAATGATATCCTGATAATGATCGAGTGACTCAGGCTTATCGACTCCTTGATCCATAAAACCAAACGGTGGTAAATCCTCTTCCATCTCCAGTAGCTTTTCCTGATAAAGAAGATCCTTCAGCTGCATGTTGCTCATGCTTTCAAATATATCAGTACTAACAAACCAAGCAAAAAGAACAAAGTTCATAACAGAGTCATCGTGCGTACCTCCCTTACCAGCATAGCTATCACCTTTGGGCTCGAATGAACTAAGCTCAGAAATGGTTTCAGGATCTACTATATGAAGCTTTGAATCTTCGATCAGATCTTTTAAGTTAGAGCAACCAATCCTTTTAACCTTACGGGACATTGTAACACCAATTCCGTTGCTCTTAACAGTGCTTGTAGTAAAAGTGTTTTCGTATTCATGGTCATAGTAAACCGAGTTACACACAACCATTCCAGCATCATTGTTTTCAATAATCACCAATGCTTCGTTATAAACCTTTGCCGCTCGTACTATAAAGTTCGGAAACAGTAGTGGTGAAACAGTGTTATTCCGGTATGTACAAACTTGCTTAAATGGATTTTGAGAAATGTCTATCACGGAAAACGTGCTGTAATCTTGACCACGACCCTTGGAAACATCTGCACAAAGAATGTATTCGTGTCCTTCAACAGGTTCCTCATAGTAGTTAATCTCGTGTTGAATCTTAACCGGACTTTGAGCCTGCATTCCCAGAAGAACATCAGAGTCGATCAGTGTTTGAGAACTACCAATGAATGATACTTCAAACTCTTGTTTAAACTGAAGCTCACTTGTATTGGAAATTGTTTCTTCTTTCCATTTTTCGTCACGGCCTGGGACATCCTGCCATTTGATCTTAAAAGGTTTAAATTCATTTGCGCCTTGGATCGCGCCTTCCCAAATCTTATAAAACATATTACCTATCCCGTTTGGAGTACTGGTAATAATAACCTTTGTGTCCTTTCCACTCGAGATAACGGGATAAGTTGAAGTATAGAATTCGTTCGCTCTGTTAACAAAAGCGAACTCGTCCAAGAAGATGCAGTTCATTGAAAGACCACGAATCGAATCGCCACTTGTTGCAGAGGCAATAATCTCGGAGTTGTTACTAAACTTAATACTACCTTTATTCAGAACCTTACAGCCTGGCTGCAAAAAGAACGGAAGGTTCTCGAGCATGAGCGTAAGTCGACCCAGCATCTCCCTTGCCGTCGCACCTTTGTTTGCTAGAATGCCAACCTTTTTATCCGCATTGAATATAACATAGTGAAGAAGCCACGCAACTGATGTAATACTTTTACCACTTTGGCGGCAGGCTAAGATGATAGCAAAACGGTTATCGTTAAAGTGCTCAACCATTTTCTTTTGATAACCCCGCAGAACAAATGGCGTCAGGCCTGTATCAAGACTAATAACCTTTACATAGTTCTCACAAAAATAAGCTACATCTTTACTGCACCGAATGTATTCATTGATCTCGTGCTTAGTAAATTGTTCTTGAACGCCGTCAGCCTTTACATGAGGGTTTCCATTATATGACAGCGGACTAGACATTATTTTTCTTTTTTCCTTTACAAGCCTTTTGCGTTTTGATATAATTAATTCCCGAAGGGATCAAAGGATTAAACATCAATAGGCTCGCTATCCGATCCTTTAAGGAACTTCTGGAGTTCAGAAGTGGTTCCAACAAAGATAGCGTTATTAGTGGTTGATCCACCTTCATTACCTTTTAGATCATCCGATTTAACAAGAGTCTTACGTTGCTTTTGAAGATCCAAAAGTTGTTGGTTCATTTCCGCAGCTTGTTTGATAAGGGTACCAAGAACTTCAAATGCTCGCGGATGTTCAGCATCAGCAGCAAGACACGACATGGAATCAATAGCAATCTCAGAAGTTTCAATAAGCTTTTTTATTCGATCCCGAGCGTAACGATAATCCTCTTCTGTTTCATCCACAAGCTGAGCATCAGAAGGACCAATCAAAGAATCAATCGTAGCAAGATCGTCGGAAGTCTTTTTTACCTCGTCCAGATTCTTCTGTAACGCGGCGACCATCGCATCCTTCTTACTCATAATTAATTTTATTTATCAGAATATTTTCCAGCCGTTATGGGGAATCATCCCATATTACGTTTGGATCAGGAGGGCCACCTATTTCAATCACAACAGTGTTGGATTCGGGTGTATCTGTACTTGAACCCGTTCTTACCCTAACACCAGCATCGGTATAACGTTTCGAAGTATCAAAGTCATTAAAGAAAGTATCCACGGACTTGATAAGACCGGTGGTTTGAGGGTTACTCGTGAACTTGGTTTTAACGCTAAAGGTTAGTGTGTAAACTATAAGACGTCGGGAAGATTCAAAGTCTCCTTCATACGCATCTTCTGCGCTTACGCCTGATAACGTTATTGGTACATCTGTTATACTTTCAGGACCTTCAAGACCTTTAACGCTTAAAGTATAATTAGGATTAAAATGCGGAACAATTTGCTCAAGTATCTGAAGAGCTTCATCCTGTCCTCTTGACATAATGTTCAGTGAAAAATCAAGAGTGTATGGTACGCATTGATTTACTTTAACTTTATTTCCTTCACTGTCAGTTTGAACATTTCGGTTTAAACGATTTAACTTGGTGGATTGGTCAAAGCTCAATCCTGTCATTTCAAACGACATGCGGGGTAGTCTAAGTGCAACGTCCCGCTCCGCCCGAGCTTCAACTCTGACCAGATATTTTTCCTTTGGAGCATAAGCAAGTGGAACCCGCCTTGCGCCAATTAATTTACCAGCATCAAGCTGCGCTATTTGAATGTCATTAAACATTTGACCAAAAGCAGCAACCATATTCTTTATGGTTCCATTGTAAAAGTATTCGTGTCCAAGCATAATCTTAATTAGGTTCCAGGCTTAGTTCCAATAACCGTACTGGTTTCAGTTACTCTTACTCCAGCATCAACATACACGCCGTTGGTGTCAAAGTCGTGGAAGAAAGTATCAACCGTTTCTATAAGGCCAACTGACGACGGGTAAAACGCAAACTTTGTTTTAAGTGAGAATGTTAGAGTATAAACTATAAGTCGGCGAGAAGATTCAAAGTCTCCTTCATATGCGTCTTCAAAGTTAACACCTACAAGACTAATAGGAACATCAGTTTTACTTTCAGGACCTTCAAGACCTTTAACAGTAAGAGAATAATGTGGACTAAAGTGCGGTAGTATTTGTTCTACTATTTGCAAAGCTTCATCCTGTCCTCTTGACATGATATTCAAATCAAATCCCAACTCATAAGGAGCGGGTTGCCATACTTTAACTTTACTTTCTGGACTACTTGTAGCATCAGTTTGAATTGTTCTGTTTAAACGATTCAGCTTTGTGGTTTCATCATAAGAGATGTCTGTCATTTCAAATGACATGCGGGGAAGCTTGAGCGCAACGTCCCGCTCCGTTTCTTCTTTGACTCTCGCTAAATATTTTTCTTTCGGCGCATATGCAAGAGGTACCCGTTTAACACCAACCATCTTCCCTCCACTAATATTGGCCACTTCAAGGTCATTGAAGATTGTGCCAAAAATAGACACAATCTTCTTTAGTGTTTCATTATAAAAGTATTCGTTACCTAACATACTTAGAAGTTAAAAGGTTCTCCAAACGGATTCTCTTCGCTAAAGTCAAGAAAGTCGCCAACGTTAACAGCCTGACTAAAGGTCGAGTTTTGAGCTCCGTGATCATTTCCAAAAAGCTCGTCATCATCAGCAGTTCCATCACTTATCAGATTAATATTGCTAGCGGTTACACTTGCTCCAGATGTTTGGCCGGTGAGTACTGTTCCCGTTACCAACGTGTGATACTTCCCATCGTTAAAGGTAGGAGGACTTACGTGAATCCTTTGCAGCTGCGGAGAGTCGGTTGTAGTACTGTACTTAAAGAACTCGCACGAACCTGTAACCCCACTCGGAAGAGTAAAGTTGAGTGTTTCAAATTCTTGTAGTAACTGCTCAGGCGAGTCATTGTTGGTATACTCTAAAATCTGAGAATCACCAGCCACAGCTTGTATGTTATCAACTTCCCTTATGCCGGTATCAATCTCTTGGCTTTCGTATTCAAACAACTCACAAGAAAGTCTAAAAATAGGCAAGTCTTTAAGTTGAGCAAAAGGTTTCTTATCCTCAACAAATTTGATTTCAAACAATCCTTTGGTCAAGGGGAAGTATATAAGGTCTCCTTCAAGCGGACGAGTACTGTTCTCTGAATACCCGTGTCGACCTATAAGTTGATTCCAGCGAAGATTTGAAACAACCAAGTTAACGCTGTCTCGAATCTCAAGACCAAACTTAGAAAGTAATTGCCCATCACCTTCAAAGCCGTCAACGCTTTCAACGTACATCTCAATCTGATAAGCCTTTTCAAACGCGCTTATAAGATCTTCGTTAAGAATAAGATCCCGCTTAACAATTTTACGAGGAATGTAAAAACAATCTTGACCATATATTTGAATGGCCTCAATTATCAGCGACTCGTAAAGATCTTGCTCTTGCTTAGATCCGTTTTGAAAGTATTGATTAGTTGCCATTATCCGATAAATAGGTCAACGGGTTCTTCGTATTTAAGCTGCCACGTTTCTTTAAGCGCTTGAATATCAGCAGTAGCCTGTTCGTATATTGTAGCTCCACTGATTGTAACTCCTCCTGGAAGTTGCATACCTTCAAACTTACTAAGGTTTTGACCCCACTGCTTTTTAATAAGAAGCGTAAGAAGTTCTTTTAAACCCATGTCATCGAAAACATCTGTATAAGAAGCAGGATCTACGGTTTGATAGGTTTCAAAAATAATAAATTCGCCTTCTGCTACATGGTCTTTAATGTCCGCGTAAAACTTTACAGTATTCTTGTGACGGTTAAAAGCCATTTGTGTTCCATGCCCGTTGAGAATATCTTCAACCAAGCTCATGTATTGAGAAGTAAGCTCGTAGTTTAAAAGACCGCCGGGGTTTCTCATTCCAAAGAAGTCATTAAGATACATCTGATATTTCGCATTGAATAAAGATGCACTGGTAAAGTCTTCAAAACCAAGAACCCGAACAACAGCAATAACAGCATCGGGAACTTCAATTTCGTTACTCGTGAGTTCAGCTGCAGTTACCTGGTGTTTGATCAATGTTTTGACGGTAGCATCGCTGTGATACTCTTGCCAAAATTGAATCGCTTCATCAATACGATCTTCAATTTGATCGTCATCAATATTGATTTCAACCACAGGAGCTCCAAGCGCTCTTAAACAGTAGTCAGCTAATTCGGTTCTAGTTGTTGGTTTAGCCATACAACTATTTATATAGTTTAATTCTTATTACTTACACCTTCTTCTACCAATTTGAGAAGACAGCAGAACGGTAATAAAGACCACAAGACCCATGAGAATATCATCAGTGGAATCCTTTAGCATTTGAGATGGCAGTTCAAGATCATTAAACTTTTCTCTATACCAAACACAAGTTCCAAGTAAAGCTTTATATGAAAAGATACCAACGATTGAAAGCAAAAATATTCTAGTAAAGGTTTTCATCAATCATTTCCGAATAAAGCGCGAAGGATTTTTTGCGATTCTTTTAGCCAAAGTAACAATGCCTTCAATTACTTCTGGTGATATAACACCAACAATTCCATAAATGATTGCTTTATACAAACTATCAATTGACGTTTGCTCTAGTATGTACCACGCGATCCCACTTGATATAGCAGCTGCTGGAATTCGTTTGCAAAGAAGCTGGGCGGTAATACTTTCCTTTGAAGAAAGTATTCTTGCGATCATACCCGCTGCACCAATAAGTGGAACCAACCAACCTCCATCTAAAAAGGCCTGTATTAATGATTTTTGGGGCTCTTGCATATTTGCGGTGGTATCAAGTATTTATACAACTCGGCATCTTAGCTTTATATTAAATATATTTTTTAACAGATTATTCGCCTTTGAGTTTCTTTGAAAGTTTTTTGACCTTATTTTTTAGCTGATCTTACTTTTTTAGCTATGGTTGCTGCCAATTTATCACTATCAGTTTGTAGTCCTTGATCCCTGAAATACTTTTCCATGGTGTCTTGGTTTGTCAAATCGGTGTATTCCAAATGACTCAAATAGGAACGTTTTTCGTCTCTGGATTTTAGTAAAGCTTTGTGTTGTTCGTATATGTAGGAGGGAATCATGTGCCAGTTACTTTCACAGCTTTTTTCTACAGCCTCGATGTCTCTGGTAAGAATGGTTACCTTTGCTCCTGGTAAGATACCCACTAAAGCGTCAAGGGTCGCCATTAAATCGTGGTCTATTCCAAATGTAATTTGTTTGCATCCCCAATACTTATTACCAAGAGGGTTAAGCCACGTTTGCATCAACCTAACAATTTGATCCCGAATCTCTTCCTCATCAAAGGTATTATACCACGCGAGGAACCGACCACGAGCCTCGAGCTCATCCCAATCGCCTCTGTGATACGGCTTGGTCAAAGGCCTGGAGGTGGTAGAATTCCTAGCGAAATTCAATAAATCAATCAAAGCTCTTGAAGATTCACCCATTAAAAGAGTGTCGGGACATGAGTTGAATTGTCGAAGCAAAAGCGTGGATCCGCTTCGAGGCATGGCGGCAATTAATCTAAAGTTGTTGGTTTCGCCCATTTCAATCCTCAGTTTCTTTTTCTTTGGTTAGTCTTCTCAGCTTACCTTCAAGCTGGTCAATCCGACCAATGGCTTCAATCGAGAATATGATTGCCTGATCAAGCAATCTTTTATAATCATCTTCGCTTATTATACGTTCTTCAGGTACCTCGGCATCTGGAAACAAGTCGGAGTTTGCTTTTAGAATCCGCTGGAACTTTTCTATATTATTCAACGAAAAGTATCTTTTTGAATAATCGTCGAGGCTATCGTATGTTGTGTAAAAGTCAAACTTGTGGGGGGTGACTGGGCCGGGGTAAGTGTTATTGTAAATTGCTCGGGATAAAACCTCCGCTGATGTTGGGGTTTCATACGCTCGAAGCCGTGGAAGGTCTAGGCCAGTGACATCACAAAAGTCATCAATGATATCCTCTCCTTCTTTATAAGGTCTAATGTCAGCGATGCCCCTCCACCACCTCCAGCTATTATAAATTCCTCGCCCCCATTCGTGAACCCATCGAGAAAAAGATAGAGGGCGCAGGTTCCTAGGGTCTGTTGGCGACAGAACTATTTTACCTCTAAGAACTTTGTGTACGAGCCCCCACTGCTCCCATGCTGACTTTAACCACCGGCCAGGTTCTCTTACGTAAAGTATAATTTGAACATCTAAATCAGGCGACCAGATCGAAAGCTCCTTAAACAATTTAACAGCTTGCCGATTATTAGAGATTGCCTCATTAGACCAAACAACGTGATCACATCCGGTTTTTTCTGAATGCTCAACAATGGTATCATACAACAGTTTAGTCTTTTCAGTGCTGTGCGGAGAATCAAGCCACTCGTGATCAACCTTTCTACCATTTGCCAGAATAGGCCAACTCCAGTTCTCTTCCGTATTCAAAGCGCCTTCATAATCGTTAAGACTTGTTTGAATAGCTGATGTTCCTGTTTTACCTAAACCAATGTGTGCTGTAAACTTCATCCAACTAACCTTTCTACCCCTTTATCCAAACACTTTAAGTATAATTTAATATCCTCAGAATATATCGTTGAAACAATCTTAAATGATTCATCATTATAATGATCCTTCCAACTTTCTTTTTCGTAACTCCTCGCATTGAGATTTGGAAACTTATGACCTTCAAGACCCAACCTTTTTGAAATTAAAGCGAAGTCCTGTTCAGCAGTTTCTAACCTACCAATAAAATCTAATTTAGAAATCGGCAAAATTTCGTTATATGGCTTCCAGTGAAGATCGCGAAGAATATTGTCAGGATGATCGCCTAAATATCTTATAAACTCAAGAAAGCTGTACCCTAATAAATTTCCAAATTTTTTATAATAATAATCCCGGCCCTTTTTAGGTTTACGATCGAACTTAATCTTATCATTCCAGCAAGAAACCAACCGTTGGTAGGGGTTGCGAATAAAAGAAAACTTAAAGTAAGAATCAAAGATGTCTTTATACTTTGCAAACTCTACATGCCTTCGGTCTTTTGCGGAATGATACTTCTCGTTTTCCTCTAATTTGAAATCTCCTTTTTCTAGAATGTCTAAAAACGAGCTGGTTCCACATTTTGGAACGTGAAAATATACAAACTTCCCAGTCAAGGAATAGGATAATTTATAGTGTTTTTCTTTCATTTTTAAATTTTCCGAAAGTTGAATTAACTTGGTTTCGAGCTGATTAATCTTTCTACCTTTTCATCCCAAATACTCTTAGAAAACTTTTCGTTAACCCGCTTCCTAGCAGCGTGAATCTCTGCTCTGCTTTGCCCTGTTAGATGCAGAAATAAAAGTCTGGCATATTCTTTTGCTTCATCTTCCGTTTCAAAATCAATCAAATAGTTGGAAGGAACCAATTCGCTTACCGCACCAACATTGCTAATAGCCATTGGTACTGCCCACTGCATTGCTTCAAAATATGTAAGAGGTATACCTTCGTCAACCGAAGGGCAAACAAGTGCGCTGGCTCCTTTGTAAAGAGCCTGCATTTCGCTATAGTCAACACCTCGTTTAAACTGAATCCAATGACTAATTTTTAGTTTCGCTGCGTGTTCTATAATGTCTGAATAAAGCGGCCCGTCTCCAACAAACTTAAAAACCGGCATATAAGCAGCAGGTAAAATCTTTGCCAACTCTGCAGCAATGTCGCAAACAAACTTAGGACGTTTTTGAAAGTGAAACCGAAACGGACAAAGAATATACCTTGGATCTTTTGCTGTATTCTTTAAAGGCCAAGTCTTTTTTATCTCAGGAAACCCAAACCAATGAAGGGTTTCAATCATTCTTTTATTTACGCCTTTTTCAATCAATTCGCTCTTAAGCTTATCCGAAACTGTTAGTACCAAATCAAAAGGGGTTCCTTTTTGAAGGCTTTTCTCAAAGTCCCAAGGTTCTTTGAGAATCATATGAAACAAAGAAATTAACTTTGTATTTGGCGCAGCCTCTTTTATTGCCCAACCTTGATCATAAGCTTCATGCGAATTATTAACAACCGTGTAAACGGGCTGCAGCTTTCTAACGATTTCTATAACCTCTCCAGCACAAAGAACATCGTCAGCGAGTTCGGTAAATGCAGATTCCCTTCGGCTTTCTTTATGCGGCATTGTCCGCGTTGTTATAACAACAATTCTAAAGCCTCTGTTTTTATAATGCA